AACACTCAATCTGCACCCTTGCATGGGCCAATCCACCTAAGTCGCTCAACTGGTGATCGTGAACCGTAAACAGTTGATTAAGCACAATCGCCGGTAGCGTCGCTCGCTGCGGTAGCTGGTCGCGTCCTATAGATTTGACAAAAGAAGAGAATCAAATCTGGACTGATTTGATGAACCAGATACCAAACGACCTTCTACGTAGAGTGGATTCGCACAACTTGAAGACTGTTTGTGAGTTGATTGCACTGAAAGACAGGCTTGGCTTGTCGATGAAAAACGACCCTGAAGACATGCGGATAGTAGCCAAGTATTTATCAACATGCCAACAGATTAACAGGCTTTCGAGCCAGTACGGTTTATCGCCAATTGACCGCCGTAGGATGAAGTTAGACGCCAAAGACGAAGAAAGTGATGATGAATGGTAACGCATGATAGCTGATGGAACGCTTTCGGAAATCCAAGAGTATGTTGACCAAGTGTTGGCCGGAGAAATCGCGGTATCGAAAGCTGTGCGTGGTTCTGTTGAGCGTTACGTTCGTGACCTGTCTAGTCAGTCTTCAGTTGACTTTCCGTACCATTTTGATTTTGACTGGGCAGCGAAGTGCATTAGGTTCTATCCGTCAGTGTTGCGGCACTCCATTGGTCGTTATGCGAACATGCCATTCGAGTTGTCGCCATGGCAGAAGTTTTGCACAGCTCAGATGTTTGGCTGGAAGCGAGACGCAGACCTAACGCGGAGATTCCGAAAGGTTTACCGCACGATGGGACGCAAGAACGGAAAAAGCTCTTGGATTGCAGCTGAATCCATATTTATGGCAGGCTATGACATTAACCCACATACTGGAAAACCTGAAGCAGTCGCACAAGTTGTGCTATCGGCTACCAAAAGAGAGCAGGCTGTTAAGGTTGTTTTGTCCGAATGTGTGCGGATGCGGACAGGTAGTGCGAAAGTTTCTGCCAAGTCTCGCTGGGTAAACAAGGAAATGCGGTTTGATGCGAATGACGGAGAAATTATTGCTGTCGGTTCTGATAAGCCTTATGACGGATTGAACCCGCATAATATCAACATGGATGAACTGCACGCATGGCGAGAGCATCACAGACCATTCCACGACACGATGATCACAGGTTCTGGCTCTCGCGATCAACCGCTTGTTAGCTACATTACGACAGCTGGTGATGACCGCTCTCACTTGTGGAAAGAGGTTTACGATTATGCAAAATCCGTATCGCTTGGTGCTGTTGAAGACAATGAATACTTCTCGTTTATCGCAGAGCTAGACGAAGAAGACGACCCGTTCGATGAGGCTAACTGGATTAAAGCTAATCCCAACTTAGGCGTTAGTGTTTCAATCGACTACTTACGGGCACAAGCACGTGAGAACAAAACATCAGCGGTCGGCATCAATCGATTTACTCGCTACCACGGAAACCGCCTTGTTTCCTCCACAGAGAAAGCGTTTGACTTAGACAAGTGGGACTCATGTGAAGGAGTTCTTAGCGATTGGCGTAAAGCTGACGCTGTTGGCTGCGGTGTCGATCTCGGTGGGCGTGATGACTTGGCAGCTTGTGCGTTTGTAGCCAGGTTTCCGATAGCTTACGAAGACGATAAACCAGTGTATCGCTACGAAGTTAAAACCTACGCGTATATCTCTGAAGACACAGAACGCGATTTGAACAAGGCTCCGTTCGCTGAGTTTGTTTATCAAGACCAGCTACATAAATGCCGCTTTCCAATATCTGAACTACAGGCTCAGGTAGTCAGGAAGTGTGACGAATATGGAGCTTGGGCTGTGGCTTATGACCCTGCTGGAGCGTTGACTATGAGCGAGTCGTTAACAGCAGACGGTATTAACGCTGTACGCATGGGTCAGAATTGCTCAATGTTTAATGAGCCAATAAAAGACTTTATCGAGGCCATTCGAGACAAGCGGGTGATGCACGACGGCAGCCCACTGCTTCGCTGGTGCATGAATAACGCGGTTCTCATTCGCGACCGACAAGACCGATGGATGTTTGACAAGCGAGATAGCTCAGACAAGATCGACCCTGTGGTAGCAATGGTAATGGCGTTCAGAATGGCAAGTCTGGCACCCGCTAGGCCGATTGGAAAATTGTACATATAGGGCCACGGAAATGGATTTAAACGGAACGTTTATGAACCCACTGCGATGGATTGTGGAGTATTTCACTGGCACTGACGGTGCTAGGCTGACATCCCACGATACATTGACTCTACCAGCGATTTGGAACGGTGTCTCACGCATTTCCGGCCACGTTTCGCAGTTGCCAATGAGTGTTTTTCGAGCTACCTACGATGAAACAGGCGAAAAGGTAGGTGGAAGTAAGGACAGACTGCACAATGCCTACCAACTTTTAATGCGTCGTCCAAACGCTTACCAGACGCCAATTGTCTTCAGAGAGCAGCTTTGCGTTCATTCACTGCTAAACGGCAACGGACGTGCTGCCATCGTACGTCGCGGTAATCGAGTCACTGAGCTTATCCCAATGCTGCCTGAATGCAGTGGGACAGGGATGCTAGAGGGTGAAAAGTTCCACGTCTGCCGGCCACACCAAGACGACAGGTTGCGACTGTTTTTCAAGCCAACATCGGAAGGCAAGAAAGACGGATTGATTGTCATTGAAGACAAGGATGTGCTTCACATTCCTGGACTGTCGTCTGATGGCATCGCAGGTATTGCACTAAAAGACATCGGACGCAGGAATTTGGGTATGGCAATCGCGATGGAAAAGCGATTAAACACCCAGATGGATAAGGGGTTCAGCGGTTCACTGATGCTCGAAGCTCCGGCTGGAATGTTTCGCAAACCAGAGGACGCTGAAGAGTTCTTGAACTACTTCGAGCATCGCCACAATTCACCAGACAAGGCCGGCAAAGTCGGCATGCTGCGGGAGGGCATGAAAGCCAACCTTATGGCGATGAATAATCGTGATGCTGAAATGACTGAGCTTAGAAAGTTTGCTCGTCAAGACGCTGCGTTGTGGCTTGGCTTGGAGCAGATACTTGGTGATGACTCCAGCGTGAGTTACAACAGCCTAGAGCAAAAGCTTCTAGCTTACTTGATGAACTGCCTAAACAGATGGCTAAAACGCTGGGAGGAGGAATGCGAATACAAGCTGCTTCCTGACCGACAGTTTAAACTTGAGTCACACTACATCCGGTTCAATACGGCGGCATTGCTCAAGTCTGACTACAAAACTACCGTTGAATCGCTGTCTGCGGCGATCGCTGCGACGATTATCAATCCAAACGAAGCCAGAGCGAAATTGGATCTAAACCCTCGTGAAGGCGGTGACACTTACGCCAATCCAGCTATCACCCCTGGAGATCCGGCTAGCCAACCGTCCAGTGATAACAACCAGGACGATACACCAGACAATCCAAACCAAGCAGCCATGCAGGCGATCCGTTCGCGGATTTCTCACTTGATTGGCGTTGAGTCAAGTCAAGTCATTGAGGCGGCAAAGCAAGCCAGCCAAAAAGGTAAGAACTTCTTGGATTGGCTGGATAAATTCTACGGCGATAAATGGCTAAAGAAATTCGCCGACCGCTTGGAGGAAATTGGACTGGACAGGGATTTATCAGAGTTGCACTGTGCGGAAAGCAAGCGGCGAATAATTGAATCTTGCGCCAAGAGCACTGAAGACAAGCTGGTTGAGAACGTTACAAACTGTGTTGCGAGCTGGAAGGCTCGTGCAAATACCCTGGGAGAATTGAGCCATGTTTAGCTTCGACTTAGATTCTAGCGAGATCAACATTTACGATGAAATTGGGCCGGCGTGGTGGGGCTTGATTGATGCGGCGACAGTCAAGAACGCACTGGACCAGATGAAAGGCAAGCACGTAATTGCTCGGATAAACACCCCAGGCGGGGCAGTCGATGAGGGAATCAACATCTTTAACGCTCTGAAGCGTCACAAAGGCGGTGTAACGACTGTTGTTGACTCTCTGGCTGCGTCGATGGGGTCGTACATTCTACAGGCCGGAGAACGCCGTTTGGTGGCTTCTAATGCCATGGTAATGATCCACGACCCTTGGACAATCGCTATGGGTAACGCTACTTCACTTCGCAAAGATGCTGAGACGCTGGACAAGTATGCGTTGAGGATGATTCCAGACTACGGTTCACGCAGCGGAAAGACCGACGACGAGATACTGGCTATCATGGCTGAGGAGAGCTGGTACGCAGGCAAGGAGGCTGTCGACGCTGGTTTTGCCGATGAAGTTGTAGACTACTCTCAGGCCAAGGCGGTCGCTCCATTTGTGGCTGGCTTGCATCGCATGTGCAGCAAGATGCCAGCGGCTTTGATGGAGCTGCGTGAAAAGAATAAAGCTGAACGGATTGCTGACAAGCTACTGTCTGTTGGAATCGATCGTAAGTGCATGAGCACGGAAGCAGCGAAGAAATTGTCGGCCAAGGTGGCTGATATGTGTAAGTAGCTAAAGTCAAATCTAGGTATTGACTTTAATCTTTAGATCGCTATTATCCCTGTATCGCTGAGCAAGAGCGACACACGGACACAATTACAATTCGGGTTCACGCCCGCATAGCCCGTGACTGCTGCTTGCTCCAGTGGTCGCGGGTTTTTTCGTTTTGGTCGGGTGTGGTTCGTTGAGGTCCGGTGGGGTGTGGTTTGGTAGGGTTTGGTACAGTGTGGTAAGGTTTGGTTTTTAGTTTCATTAACGGAGCAAGAGTTATGTTAGTTCAAGCAAGCGTGAAGATTGAAGGTATTTGTCCTATTCTGTTGCACAATGGACAGACGGCAGATCCGACGAACAAGTTTTCTCGGCAGATGAAAGAGATCAGCGGAAAGCGAAAGAAAACAGACGAAGACTATGCGGAGATGAGCCGCATTGAATGGCATGCCGGTTTGTATGTCAACAAAGATTCAAAGATAATTATTCCCGCGTTCATGTTTGAAGCGTGCATCTACAACGGCGCAAAAAAGTCGAAGCTTGGCAAGGCGTTCAAGTCGTCGGTGTTCGTTGAAGATGATTCGATTCTCGACATCGGCGTTAAGTACGACAAAGCAACCGACCTCTGGGCGAACGAAGAATTTCGAGACGTTCGCGGTGTGCGGATTGGACAGGTTAAGGTAATGCGGACTCGACCTATCTTCTACAATTGGAAAGCGGCGTTTGAGGTGTCGTTCGACGATGAGCAAGTGAATGCTACGGATGTAACGAGAGCCATTGAAGACGCTGGCAGCAAGTGCGGGCTAGGCGACTTCATACCAAGATACGGTCGGTTTAAGACCGTGTGAGGTCTGGTACGGTATGGTACGGCTTGGTTCGGTTAGGTATGGTCGGGTCAGGCAAGGTCGGGTGAGGTCGGGTGAGGTGAGGTCAGGTTTGGCAAGCTATTCGCGTCTAACGGTGCGGGTAGCTCTTTATGCGGTAAGGTCGGGTCGGGTTGGGTTGGGTGATGTTGTGTCTGGTTCGGTGATGTGGGGTTGGGTTGGGTCAGGTACGGTGGGGTGCGGTATGGTAGGGATTTTTAACACTTAGGATCAATCTAATGGAATATGAGATTGACGTAACGGATGTTGAGGCTGGAACAACGGTTGATCAGTCGGAATGCGAACGAATATTAAAGATAAATCGCAAGGGCAACGAATACGAATATCAGTTTGCACTGATGCAGCTCGCTGAGTTCATCCAGCGTTCATTGTGGAAAGTCGGCAAGCAGTTCACAGTCACGACATCATCGGGGCAGGTCAACGTACTGACGCATGAGCAGGCAAGCAAGTACAACGAAAGCCGTTTCGATTTGGCTATAGCGAAAATGAGACGTTGCAATCGTCGGCTAAACGCTGTCGAGATCGGTGAACTATCAAAAGACGCTCGCGACGAACATGGAAAAGCAATCATCCGTCAGTCACGGATTTTGTCGATGCTGAAAACAGCCAACAAGGATTTAGAGCCAGAGGTTACGAAGAAACGGGTAACGCTTGGAACTAAGTAAGGTAAGGTCAGGTCGGGTCAGGTTGGGTCAGGTATGGTAGGGTTTGGTCGGGTATGGTAAGGTTTTTTAACCGGAGCGAAACGGTGCAACTCTTCACGTACGCAACGCAGTCTCATCGTGAGATGTGCCAAAGGTTCGTAGTATCCAAAGCCAATCAAGCTGGCTTCGACGGCTGCTACGTCTTCGAAGCTGAGCAAGTCTGCGAGTCAGGCAAGTACAACACTGCCGGCTTCAACGAGCAGATGTGGCTCAAGCTTGACGGCTTGGCATCTATCCCAATCGGAACTAAAGCTTGCTACGTTGATGCTGATTGCTTAATTCTTCCTGGGCTTCGGCAGTGGTGTGAATCTTGGCTATCAAGCAACGATGCCATCGGCCACGGCAATGACGCTGGTTTATTCTGTATGGGAACGCTCGTATTCGAACAATCACAACGAACCGTTGACTGGTGGAAGTTCATTAGGCAGTTGGCGTGGATTACAAAACTTCACGACCAGCAATCGGTAAACGGTTTGATGCGAAACGCCAAGCAAGTGCCTGTTGGAATGGCTTTTTTACCTAGCGAAGTGTTTGCCAACTTTTCGTATGGCGGATGCAGAGAACACTGGTCCGGAGAGCCATTTGCTGTTCCCGATGGCTGCCTTTGCTGGCACGCGAACTTCTGTATAGGGCTGGAAATGAAGACACAAATGCTTGGAAAGGTAGAAAAATGGGCAGCGAAATCATGACCAAAGAAGAACTACAAGCCGCAGTAGATGCGGTACCGTATTGGTACCACCGTATTGGTTTACCGCATGATATTGTGACGCCAGGCTGGGCACCTCTAAACCAGTCAAAATACAGAATACCAGTAGACTTGACTGGCAAGACAGTGCTTGACGTTGGTGCATGGGATGGGTACTGGACGTTTAGGGCTATTAAGCGTGGTGCTATGGCGGTCACCGCTATTGAAGACTTCAGTGATACGGTTGGAGCTTTAACAAACGCTGACAGGTCTGATGGTTGGCGTACGTTCTGCCTGTGTGCCAGAGCGTTGGGGTTCAGTTCTAAAAACGCATGCCTAAAAAACGAACTTGGCCAGCGTATTAAGTTTCACAACTGCGACATTCAGGATCGGTTCCAAATCGATTATTTTGCAGGTGGTGGGTACTTCGATCACGTTTTTATGTTTGGCGTGCTTTACCACTTGCGGCACCCGTTACTAGCACTCCAAAACGCAAAAGAGTTAATGACAAGCGATAGCACCATCCACATAGAAACTGCCATTCTCGACGGTTGCCAGTCGGCATACACAGGCAAAGGCTACGCTTCAGACGATTGCTGTTTTGAGTTCTTCCCTGGTGACGAGTACGGCATGAACCACAGTAATTGGTGGGTAGGTACGCTTAAAGCTTGGTGCGGACTTGTCGAGGCGGCTGGATTTAAGAATATCGAGAGTTGGAGGCTAACGGACAATCCAAAGCATGTAAGCAAGGCAAGGGGTTTTATCCGAGCTGGCGTATAAAAAATCATTCTTGACATCAGTATTCCGCCTGTTAAAGTAAAAACTGACGCGGGAGAAACACCCGCAAAAATCTAATATCCGACGAACATAGTTCAGCCCGACTCCTTTAGCAGTGCTGGTATGTCAACGGAAGCGTTTCATCACGTTTCAGTTGCAAGCCATTACTGCTTTTTTTACGCACTCATGGCTTGCCCAACAGCAAGGGAAAAGCCATGCGTTCAGCGCATCAGATTAAGGAAAACATTGGCGAACTACGCGACGAGCTAGACGCCATCATTGCAGTCAGCGAGCGTGAAGAGCGGGATTTGTCGGAAGACGAAACCAGCCGCGTGACGGAAATCACCGATACGCTCATTCCAACGCTTAACAAGCAACTCAAGACAGCCACGAAAATCGACCGCGAGCGAATGCAGCGAGCTGCCAAGCGGTACGAAGAGGTAGCTAACGAAGACC